TCTACTTCTTGAGCCATATAGCCGTAATGAGTTCCATGACCAGCTAATTCGTGGTCTTTAAACTCAGGCTTGTATTCGTATTTGTAAACAGTTAAACCGTTATTAGCTACGCCAATGATTTCAATGTTTTCTTTTGTGCGAATATCCGACATTAAAGCCGCACCGCCAAGACTAAATAAACCTTGTGTCATTGCATTATTAGCCGCATTTTGAGCGTTAGCCGCACCCATTTGGGCGTTGTAACCCATCTGTGTTGCACCCAAAATATCAGCACCAGCGGTGTTAGCTTGCATAGCAGGGTTTACAAAACTAGGGCCTTGTACCTGTGCTCCTGATCTAACAGCATTAAGCGTATTAATAGGTTCATTACGCTGATAAGCTAATTCATTAAACCCTTGTTGACGGGCTTGTTGACCAACGCCAAAACCTTGAGTTGTTGCAGCTGCTAACAGATCATTTTCTTTCTGACCTTGCGTCATCATTGCTCGTTTATAGGCTTCTGAACCTACGGGTATACCCGAATTAGCTAATTGAGTTGCTAATGCTTCACGCCCCTGTGCAATCTGTGGCTGAAGTCTTTGCATATACGCATCTTGGTACGACTGACTAGGATCAAAACCTGTAGATACTAATTTGCTAGTATCAAAAGGTTGGCTAATCATGTTTTCTACATAACCAAGACCTTTTTGACCTAATTGACCAGTACCAATACTTAATTGGTTTTGAATATCTAATAGTTTTTGTTGATCGGGAGCAAGCGTTTGTTTGGCTGACCACATAGGGTTGCCATACTTATCTTCACCCGACATGGTGTAATTAAGACTGCCATAAGGCGTTTCTTGATTGACACGATTGGCGGCAATATTAGCCCGTGCCGCATCTAAATTACCTGCCGCTGTTTCTCTTGCTGCACCAGCATAGTCTGGTGGTGGGGGTGCACTACTCGACTTGCCCATATCTTTCTCCTAAAAATCTACATTTGTCTTTTGACATTACAAAAAACAACAAATCTCCAGTAGGAAAAACATCAAGTAATCGTGCTTGTTCCTCAAACCCCAATTTCTTGACAAACTCTACCGACTTGTCGTTATTGCTTACTACTGGGGCAACAATCTTATCTACCCCTAATTGTATAAAAGGATAGTCAAAAATGGTAGCTAAATATTGCTTATTTAACCCTTTTTCAAGGTAAATATGGCAAGTTACCGACTTTTTATTAAAATCCTCATACCAAACTACTGCTTCTATTTCATCTTTAACCCAACCAATTGTTGTGGAATTTTCGGGTGTCCATACCATGTTTAACTTTTGGGAGATAAATGGCCCTAATAAGTCTTTATCAAAACATAGCAATTACAGTACGCCCCCAGTTTCCATTACATAATCGGTTGATGCCCAATGAAACTCAATACCTTGCGATGCCACATTCAAGTTGATAGAACCGCTAAATCCAAGACCATTGACCCCTTGCCACAACCTAGTGACCACAAGATTGCCGCCCCAGTTAGCGTTATCCCATAATGCCGTGTCCCAAATACCTGCATCCAATGTAGATGGATTAAAGGCTATCTGATTGGTAAGCGGTACTGTGTCAAAATCCGTGCTAATACCGCATAAAACAGTCGGTAAGCCATAATTTGTCTGTAGTATAGGGCGAACTAGGGTAAAGCGTTTAAGCTGCCCACGACTGTCAAAATAGCTGTAGGCTTGCTGTGCATTTGCAACAATGTTTGATCCAGCATCAGAAGTGTCAGAATAAAATTGGGCAACAAATCCGTTACCGCCAAAGTAAATCTTGTTATCTGCCGCTACTTCCCAGCAGATAGCGTTTACCCCAGTAAATCTAGCCCAAGACTTTGTAATCGTGTGCATTACATATTGCTCATATCCTGTGCCTACAGGAATATTCAAAATGAGCATATTTTCACTAGCAAAATAGTTGATTTGCCAGCCAAATTCGGCATAAAAATTGGTAGCTGCTTGACTTACAGCATAAAAAATCTTATCGGTTAGGTTAATACGGGGGTCTAAACGGGATGACTGTAAAGCAGCAGACATTGGAACTAAACCGTCTTGGGTTAGTAGCAATAAATCACCGCCAAACTTAAAGAAACAGCGTCTAGCAAAGGTTTGACCCATTTGCCATACACCAACCTCAGACCAAGCATTAGGGTCACTAGGGTTTGTACCCTTGTAAACAATAACTTCGCCCATGCTGGTAACAAAAGCGGATAGGTCATCTACACCATAGCCAGCGTCAAGTGTCCAAGTTCCCATTGCTTGCAGATAACCGCCTGAACGGGCAATTGCACCCAAAGGAAAGTCTAATGCCGCACCACCAATGGATTCAACGGGTAAATACCAAAAGGTCATGCTGTTCTTTTGCACAAAGAAAAGCCTGTTTTGACACATATTGATGTTAATAAAGGTATTGCTGTTTACCCCTGTAATGCCTGTAACGGTATAACTGCCTACTACAGTAGCGTTTGCCGCAGGTGCGGTTGCCATTGTGTAGGTAAAGGTATTTGTTCCAGTAACGGTAATATAAAAAGTGCCGCTGTAGTTTGCTTCAGTAGTACCTGATATGCTAACCCGATTACCTGTTGCCAAACCGTGTGCAGTTGCGGTTGTAAGGGTAGCTGTTAGATTGCCTGCTCCACCCCTTGTAATGGTGCTAATAGTAGCGGCTGTAGTGGTGGTAGCCATCTTATACCAGCGTGTGCCGTCATAAATAATGGCTGGGTCTGTGCCGTTTACAGCTATTAAAAAGTTGCCACCATCGGTAGAAATCATGCAATGCTGGAATTTGCTGTTAGTTAGACCAGTTAATACAGCAGTTGCAGTAGGGGTTGATGCGTTATAGATAACCCCACCAGCAATAGCAAATAGCGTGTTTGTGCCATTGTAGTTTGCGTAATTCATCAGGGTTTGGACTTCCCCCGTAATTCCAATAGAAGTCTTTGTATAACCTTTTCTGAGGGTTACATCGGTAGGCGTAGGGAAAAAATTAACTAACTGAACCGCATCTAAAGGGTTCATTTCAGCTAACGAATCCCTAGCGTTCCAGCCCCCAATTGGGGAAGCTAGAGAAGTAGTTGTGGCTGTAAACTTCTTAGAAACAGCCATTATTAAGACCCGTAGCCAGTATCAGGAATATTAGCCCAACCAATAAGCACGGCACTTGGAGCAGGTGCAAATGATAGGGTTGCTGATCCTTTATCGTTAGCTTTAGCTATGCTCAAATAACGCTGGTAATCTTGTTGCAACGCAGTAGTATCAAATGACTTGATTTGGAAGTATTTGAGTTTAGTCAGCAATACAATGATTGCATCATCTAATACCGATGTATCTGTATCAACAGTAAAGCTATTCTTTACAGCATCAGCCGCACTTCTGACCCAGCCTTTAGAACGATATTCAAACCCTAGATATTCTTGGGTGTTGTATGGTGGCCAAATCTCAAACTTGTTGCCAAGAATACGCCAACGAACCCGTGGGCCTGTTGAGATATAGCCTGATTTAAGCCATTGCCATTGTTGTGCATCTACTGGGCCAAGCATCTGCCAATGCTTTGTCTTGTCCCAATGAGTATTGTCTGTGATGGTTTCGTAATCAGGCGGCAACGGATAGATGGTCTTGCTAAAAGTAACAGAACCAGCTATGGATGTTGCTGACGCTAATTGCGTAGTTGTTAAACTAGCTGAAGTAAGAACTTCATCAACATAGGTATCTTGGGGAATTGATGTCCCCACGATGGAATAGGTGTTATCAAGACCTGCGGTACTAGGAATGTTGTTAAGTAAATAAGTCCCATTCGTAGTGTTGCAGGTCGTGGTTATTGCGTTTGTGTAAAACCGATATTCCAACTCCAATGCTTGCCAATCGTGTTCCTTAATTAAGTCATACCCTGCACGATTCATTAACGCAAGAATTTGTTGCACATCTTGGCTAGTGTTTCCTGCTACATAAGTGGGTACGGCTAAGTTAAGTTCAGCGGTGACTTGCTGGACTAATTCAAGCATTGTTGATGACATATTAGGCTTCCTCTGTGGCTACCGCTTTCTTACGGGGTTTCTTTTCACCAACAGCGGCAAGTATAGCGGCCATTTGATCTTGCATTTTAGCCAGCTTTGCATCTGTTTCTGCCTTTATTTTAGCAGTTTCTTCGTCTTTTTTGGCAAGTTCTTCTTTCAAAGCGTTAATTTCACTTTCACGCTTGTCTGTTTCTGCCGCATTGGTGGCTAAATTTAAAAATGCCTTTGCCTTGTCACGGAACGCATAAGGTGACATTCCTGCCGCCATTCCCATACGCTGTAACTGTAAATCTGAAGCACTTGCAATGGATTCTACGGTGTGGAACTTCATAGCCCGTAGTTCTTCAGCTTGGCTTTTTGATACTAAAGGCCATTCTGCTACAGGTGTTCCAACCACTTC